ATAGGTAGAAGTGGTGAAAAAATTGTGGACAAACTAGGGCCACTATTCAATAAAAACAAATAAACAAATAAGTAAAATATGGGATCACAAGCAATAGATGCTGGAGCGTTTGGTAAGGCTTTAGCTATAACCGGAAGCGCTAATATTCAACCAGCTTCTCAATGGCCTTTTTTAAATCAATCAGGAGTCGCAGGAACTAACTTAAATGGTTCTCAGATATATTCTGGATCAGGAGGAGCGATAGACGTTATACTAGCAGATACAGTTGGTGTACAAGGAGTTGTTACTTCTTTAAGCTTAATTTCAGGAGGAACAGGTTATACAGCTGGAGCTGGACAAGCTACTACATCCGCTAGTGGTTTGGGTACTGGACTAACAGTAACTACAACAGTAGTTGGAGGAGTTATTACAGTAGGTGCAATAGCCGCCGCGGGAACTGGATACAGACAAGGTGATATAATAACAATCGCTGGTGGAAGCGGTGGTCAATTTAGAATAAACGTTGTTGACTCATTACCAACAGCTGCTCAAAAAGTAACTTTCACAGCTGTGCCAGCTGGAACTGTATTACCAGTGTCAGTTGACTATGTTTTAAACACGTCAGCAGCTACAGGTATGGTAGCATTAAGATAAAGTGTAAATAGTAAATATATACGTAACTATATATTATGTATAAACAATTAAATTTAATAAAATGTCAAAAGAAAAAAAGATTACAGAAAAACAATTAGAATCGATTAAAGAGGTTCAACAGAAAATCAACGCTATATTACTAGACGTGGGTTATTTAGAAGCTAGAAAACAAGACTTAATTTTTGCCAACGCAGAAGCGGGTAAAGAAATGCAAGAAATAAAAGTTGAGTTAGAAAAAGAGTATGGTCAAATAAACATAAATTTAGTTGACGGTAGTTACACTGAAGTAGAAAAAGAAGCTAAAGAGCTCGAGGTTGTAGAGTAATGGATTCAGTTGTAAGAAAAATTAGTATAGGTTCTGATTATAAAAATGATGCAATGCATTACGCTGTTGGTCAACAGGTTTATGGTGGCCATACTATATCAGCAATATTGTATGATCAAGAAACTAACTCTTACAGTATATTCATAAAGAAAGAAAACGAGATTATGCCATGGAAGAAATTTAATTCTAACATGGCAATATCCGTTGAGTATGATTTAGAATATTAATGAAAAGTCTATATGATTTTATTGTCAAGCCTCTTGGTGATAGATATGAAAATGAAATAAAGCTTGGAGACAAAACTTTAGTTTTAAATACTAAAATAGAAAACTGGAAAGCTGTTAACAACTTAGCCGTTGTTATTGAAACTCCAAAAGCTTTTAAAACAAATATAAAAAAAGGAGATATAATAGTAGTACATCAAAACGTTTTTAGAGTTTTCTATGATATGAAAGGTGTAAAAAAAAATAGTAGATCATATTTTAAAGATGGTTTATATTTTTGTGCTGTAGATCAAATATATTTGTATAAAAATACAGGCGATTGGAAATCATTTGGCGACAGATGCTTTGTGATGCCTTTAAAAAATAAACAATCTTTAAGTCTAGATAAAGAACAAAAGCTTATTGGTATACTAAAATACGGTAATAGCTCCTTAGAAGCGCTTAAAATAAGCCCAGGAGACGTAGTTGGATTTACACCAAACAGTGAATGGGATTTTGTTGTAGATAATCAAAGAGTTTATTGTATGAAATCTAATGATATTGTAATTAAGTATGAACACCAAGAAAACGAAGCTGAGTATAATCCAAGCTGGGCAAAAAGCAGTTGAGGAATTAATTAAGGTAGCTAAAGAAGCTATAGTTGATTCAGGTGATGACATAACTGCTGATAGATTAAAAAATGCAGCAGCTACAAAAAAGTTAGCTATATTTGACGCTTTTGAAATACTTAATAGAATTGAAACAGAGGAAGCATTATTAAATGAAAATCCTAAAGAAGTTAAAGAAGAAAAAGCTTTTAAAGGATTTGCTGAAGGAAGATCAAGGTAATGTACGAACAAACTTTACACTCTGTAGTTAAAGACTACGTTAAACCTAAAGTATTAAATAGACTTAATAGGTATAAAAAATGGAAGTACGGATACAACAAAGAACATGATCTTATTGTTATAAGTAAAACTGGTGAAGTTGGAGAAATATATAATATACAAGGATTAGTTATAGGTTTACCTAAAAAACAAAATGTAACCGAGTTTGCATCTGACAAATGGGAATATCAGCAATATCCTAAAGAACTAAATAAAATTAAATCAGTGTTTGATTGGGATGAATACCCAGTTGAATTTAAAGAAAAGTGGTATGACTATATTGACAAGGAGTTTAAAAGACGTGAGGAAGGTTTTTGGTTTATTAACAAAGGCAAGCCTACTTATATTACTGGCACTAACTACATGTACTTGCAGTGGTCCAAGATTGATGTTGGGCAGCCAGACTTTAGGGAATCAAACAGATTATTCTATATCTTCTGGGAAGCTTGTAAAGCGGATGTACGGTGTTACGGAATGTGTTATCTTAAGAACAGACGGTCAGGTTTCTCTTTCATGGCATCAGGCGAGACGGTTAATCAGGCAACAATATCCACAGATTCAAGATTTGGCATTTTATCAAAGTCAGGACCAGACGCCAAAAAGATGTTTACTGATAAGGTCGTACCCATCTCAGTTAATTACCCCTTCTTCTTCAAACCAATCCAGGACGGTATGGACAGGCCGAAGACAGAACTCGCGTACAGGGTACCCGCGTCAAAGTTTACCCGTAAGAAACTCGACACCAACGAGAAACTACAGGAGATCACCGGTCTCGACACCACGATCGATTGGAAGAACACCGGGGACAACTCGTACGACGGTGAAAAATTAAAGCTACTAGTACACGATGAAAGTGGTAAGTGGGAAAAACCAACAAATATATTAAATAACTGGAGGGTAACTAAAACCTGCTTAAGATTAGGTTCTAGAATAATAGGTAAGTGCATGATGGGTTCAACATCAAATGCTTTAGATAAAGGTGGAGCTAATTATAAAAAACTGTACTATGATTCCGACATTACAAAAAGAAACGCCAATGGACAGACTCGCTCAGGATTATATTCTTTGTTCATACCTATGGAATGGAACTACGAGGGATACATTGATTCTTATGGATTTCCTGTATTCAACACGCCAAAAAAACCAGTTGAAGGGCCTGATGATCAAATAATAGACTTAGGTGTTATTGACTACTGGCAAAACGAAGTTGAAGGTTTAAAAGAAGATCAAGATGGTTTAAATGAATTTTATCGTCAATTTCCAAGAACAGAAGAACATGCTTTTAGAGATGAAGCAAAACAATCTTTATTTAATCTATCTAAGATATATGAACAAATAGATTATAATGCTGATTTAAAAAATACAGCTGTTGTAACTACGGGTAGTTTTCAATGGGAGAATGCCATTAAAGATTCTAGAGTTATATTTATACCTAATAAAGATGGTAGATTTAAAATATCATGGGTACCACCTGTTAATCTACAAAATAGATTTATAATTAAAAATGGTAAAAAATACCCTGGTAATGAGCATTGTGGAGCTTTTGGATGTGATAGTTACGATATATCAGGTACTGTAGATGGAAGAGGTTCTAACGGGTCTTTACATGGCTTAACTAAGTTTAGTATGGAAGACGTTCCACCAGATCATTTCTTTTTAGAGTATATAGCTAGACCACAAACTGCGGAGATATTTTTTGAAGATGTACTAATGGCTTGTGTATTTTATGGTATGCCTATATTAGCTGAAAATAATAAACCAAGGTTGTTGTACCATTTTAAAATAAGAGGCTATAGAGGTTACTCTATGAATAGACCAGATAGACTATATAATAAACTATCAACAACTGAGAGAGAAATAGGTGGAATACCTAATTCAAGTGAAGATATAAAACAAGCCCACGCCGCTGCTATAGAAACATACATCAATACTAAAGTAGGATTAAAAGAAGACGGTTATGGTGACATGTATTTTCAAAGAACACTGGAAGACTGGGCTAGATTTAATATAAATAATAGAACAAAACATGATGCTTCTATAAGCTCTGGATTAGCTTTAATGGCTTGTAATAAAAATAGGTATATACCTAGAGCTAAAGTTCAATTACAGACTGTAGATTTAGGTTTTAAAAAATACGACAATAAAGGCGCTATGTCTAAAATAATAAGATAAATGAGAATACAGACTAATACTAACAGTTCATTTCCAAGCCAAGTAGTAAGTGAGGAAGAAAAATCCAGCTTAGACTACGGTATACAGGTAGGTAGAGCTATCGAAGGTGAATGGTTTCAGGAAGGTAGGGCTGGTAATAGGTATGTTCAATCTTATGCTACTTTTCATAGATTAAGATTATATGCTAGAGGAGAACAAAGTGTTCAAAAATACAAAGATGAATTATCTATAAATGGAGATTTATCTTATCTTAATTTAGACTGGAAGCCGGTGGCCGTTATATCAAAGTTTGTAGATATAGTTGTAAACGGCATGTCTAATAAGTTGTATGATATAACTACTTTTGCTCAAGATCCTTTCTCTACAAAAAGTAGAACAGACTACGCTGCTGCTGTAGAAAGAGATATGAACACTAAGGAAACTTTGCAAAACATACAGCAAAATTTAGGTATGGATTTTTCTGCAACTGGAGATTTAGAAGCTTTGCCTCAAAGTAAAGAAGAGCTTGATATTCACATGCAAATGACTTACAAGCAGAACGTTGAAATAGCTGAAGAAGAGGTTATTAACAATGTATTAAGTGCTAATAAGTATGATCAAACAAAAAGAAGAATAGCTTATGACTTAACAGTTTTAGGTATAGGAGCTTCAAAAACAAGATTTGATGAGTCTGAAGGAATAAAAATAGAATACGTTGACCCAGCTCGTATAGTTTACTCGTACACAGAAGACCCAAACTTCGAAGACATATATTATGTAGGAGAAGTTAAAGCTATAACTATAGCTGAGTTAAAAAAACAATTTCCAAATATACCAGACGAAGAACTTCAAAAAATACAAAACATGCCGGGTAATTCTCAGTATGTTACTGGTTGGTCAAACTATGATCAAAACACCGTACAAGTAATGTACTTTGAATACAAAACTTATATTGATCAAGTATTTAAAATAAAGAAAACAGATCAAGGTTTAGAAAAGACATTAGAAAAACCAGATACATTTAATCCGCCAGAAAATGATAACTTCGATAGAGTCTCTAGGTCTATAGAAGTTTTATATACTGGTGCTAAGGTTCTTGGTAATAATTACATGCTCGAGTGGAAGATGGCAGAGAATATGACTAGACCTACAGCTGATACAACTAAAGTAGATATGAATTATTGTATATCTGCTCCTAGAATGTATAAAGGTCGTATAGAATCTTTAGTAAGTAAAATAACTGGATTTGCTGACATGATTCAATTAACACACTTAAAACTGCAGCAAGTAATGTCTAGAATAGTACCAGACGGTGTGTTTTTAGATATGGACGGATTAGCTGAAGTTGATCTAGGTAACGGCACGAATTACAATCCAGCGGAAGCATTAAATATGTATTTCCAAACAGGTTCCATTGTTGGTAGATCACTAACTCAAGATGGTGAATTAAATAGAGGTAAAGTACCTATTCAAGAATTATCATCGTCATCTGGTCAAGCTAAAATACAAAGTTTAATTGGTACATATCAATACTATCTACAAATGATAAGAGATGTTACTGGTTTAAACGAGGCGAGAGATGGTAGTGCTCCAGACAAAGATGCTTTGCTTGGATTACAGAAAATGGCGGCTAATGCCTCTAACACAGCTACAAAACATTTGCTAGAGTCGTTATTATACTTAACAGTTAGAACATGTGAAAACATAAGTTTAAAAGTTGCTGATTTAATACAAA